TTTGTAAAATATATGATTCAACTATACTTGCAACTAATCAAGGATCTGTCCGAAGAGGAGCTGCATCAGTTAATATCAACATTGAACATGACGATTTTGAAGAATGGCTCGAGATTAGAGAACCAAAAGGAGACGTCAATAGACAGTCTCTCAACTTACATCAGTGTGCAGTCGTCGGTGATAAGTTTATGCGAAGACTTACTACAGGAGATATTGAAGCACGAAAAAAATGGGGTAAACTTCTTCAAAAGCGCAAAGCTACTGGCGAACCTTATATTTTATTTAAAGGAAATACAAATAAGCAAAACCCAGCAGCTTACAAAGATAACGCATTAAAAGTACATATGACCAACATCTGTAGTGAAATAGTTTTGCATACAGATGAAAATCATAGTTTTGTTTGTTGTTTGTCTAGCTTAAACCTAGCTAAATATGAAGAGTGGAAAAATACTAATATAATATATGACTCAATATGGTTTCTTGATGGAGTGATTGAAGAGTTTATACAAAGAGCTAAATACAGAAAAGGATTTGAAAATTCTGTAAGATCTGCTGAAAAAGGTAGAGCATTAGGTTTAGGTGTACTCGGATGGCATACATATTTACAAGAAAAAGGTTTACCATTTGAAGGTCTATTGTCACAATATGAAACAAGAAGAATATTCAGCCAAATCAAAATCGAAAGTGAACGTGCTAGTATGGCTCTTGCTGAGGAGTTTGGCGAGCCTCTCTGGTGTGTTGGTACTGGTTTCCGCAATACTCACCTGCGTGCTATTGCTCCCACTGTTAGTAATAGCAAGCTTGCGGGAAATGTTTCACCAGGAATAGAGCCTTGGGCTGCTAATGTATTTACAGAGCAGTCAGCTAAAGGTACGTTTATACGTAAAAATCCTACACTTGTAAAAGTGTTAAATAAACTTAAATTAAATACAAAAGAAATATGGGACAAAATATTAGCAGATGGTGGTTCGGTCCAGGACATAGAAGGTTTAGACGAAGATACCAAAGAAGTATTTAAAACTTTTAAAGAAATAAATCAATTAGAATTAGTAAGACAAGCAGGAGTAAGACAACAATACATTGATCAATCAGTAAGCTTAAACTTAGCTTTTCCAGCTGAAGCATCACCAAAATGGATTAACCAAGTTCATTTAGATGCTTGGAAAAAAGGTATTAAAACTTTGTATTATATGCGCACAGAATCAGTGCTGCGTGGAGATATAGCCGCAAAAGCTATGGAAGACTGTGTTGCTTGCGACGGATAATAATAAAGGGGCTAACGCCCCTTTTTTTATATTGTTTTGTATTTTGTTCTACCCATATCATCTTTATAGGCTTTTAAACATCTGTTTCTATTATTTTCTTCAGAAACATATGATACATGCACCCAATTAGGCTGTGTATCAGTACCAAACTCCCATATCATTTGATCAAACGATAAATTTTCTTTTATCCAATGATACATCTCTGAGTTTGTTTTATAACCATAAACATCATCAATATCAATTGCTTGACCTTTACAATGTTGTGAGGTTTTTGATCCACCGATCTTAGTATTAAGTTCTGGTGATCTAAAAAATGAATTAACTTTTATCGGTCCACCAACCCACTCACGCAATGGTTCAAATACTTTTTCAGCTAGCAACTTCATTGCTTCTATTTGATTTGGATTAGGTGTATTATCTATACCTTTACGCTTAGCAGTTTGTGAGTGTATTGCTTCAGCATAGGTTATGTGATCACTTATTTTCATATTATTCTATTTCGCTAAACACAGCATAAACCTTAATGTCACGGCCTCTACCTTTACGTATTGTAGCTATTAAATCTTTTCTCTCTTTTACCTCTTCTTCTTTTACTTTATGATATTTAGGATTTGTACTATTTAATTTTCTTTTTTTCATTAAAATTGGCTAGCAGTACTTACCTCATTAACTGCCTCTTGTATTTCGTTTAAATCTGCCGGTAACATTAAATCTAGTCCTGCTTTAAAAACGATTTCTTTAATACCGTCTTTAAATATAATTAATGTTGGCGCCATACGTACCTTATATTTCTTTTTAGCAGCTGGGCACGTAGCTATGTCTGCTCTATAATAAACAACGTTTTCTAATTTATCCCAATCACTAAACTTATTAGCATCGTTAAACTTAGCATAAAACTCTACAATTACAGGCATTGTTTGATCATCGCCAAACGCTTGTCTTTGATTTATTTTACTATCAAAATTATCATCAGTAATAAACTCTTGTCCAAAAGTATTAAATGTAATTAATAGTAAAATTATATTTAAATATTTCATTATCTTTGTTTACTTTGTATATCGTATAATCTTTCGTCGATTTTATCAATAGTTTCTTTAATCTCTTCTACATCTTCTTGAGTATCCATAATTGTTTGACGTATTAATTCATCTTTTAAATCATACTCAACTCTATCAATTACAGGTACTGGCAACTCTTTTGCTTGAGCTATATCTGCTTGAAGAGTAAACCACATACCTGCTATTGTAATTACAAAAGCAACTATCATACCAATAGTTTTTAGATCAAGTGTTACTTTAGTATCTTCACCTATTTGTTTTGCCATTTTATCTAAGTGTTATGTTCAGGCCAACTGAACTGTTATAAATTTTACTATCCCAAAATTTAGTATATTCACCTTCAAAGAATACACCAATTGATCTACTTAACTTCCAGCCAAACATTATACCGGCTTGATAATCCTCCCATTGTTCAGGCTCTGAATCTTGACGAAGTCCACCGAGACCCCAATTATTTCTATTAAAATAACTAAAATCTTCATCACCTACTATATAATCATGATATGGTGGTAAATAACTACCATAAGCATGAAGCCAAAAATTATTTTTATAATGATAAAAATCAAAACCGACTATAGGTGAAACAACACCAAACGCGTCAATACTTTCCCAAACTTCGTTGTTATAACGATTAATTAATGATTCAAACACTGTGTCACGAAACTGTAAATCAGTATAAGCAACAACGTCACCTTCTGGATTATACCAATACCAATCATTAACTTCTTCACCATCAATATTAATAGTTACAAATTGATCTGTAAAGCCGTATTGATAACCAAGTTGGTACCATTGATTAATTGGCCAACCATTAACATCTGTTTCATTTAACCATATTTCTATAGGATTATATCCATAAGGACGCTCGTGTGTACGGTATATAGCACCAGCAGATATACTAAACTTTTTACCAATAGGTAGTTTAGCTCTAACTTCAGCTGATTTATAATTAAAATCAACTTTACCTTGGGCTCTACTTTCAAGCTTGACCATATGGTATTTACCACTATGTTTTAGAAAATATCTGTGATTTTCAAATATCTCATCTCTGGATCTTTCTTTTTCATAATGAAATACGTATTCCAAACCTTTAATAGCTGAATTAGGAGCTGTCATAGCTACGTTAGATTCAGTCCCATCAAAGTAATGTTTACCTTTTATTTCATAATCAAACCTAGCAATCTTACGAAAGCCAAAACCATAACGATAATCAAAGTCATAATAGTCTGTACCGTCAACTACAACAGGTGGCTCGTATAAGTTACCACTTGGATTAGTTCTTACAAAATAATCTTTTGGATTTTCTTTAGGATTTTGTATATCACCAGCTATGTAAAATGTACCGTATTTAAATAACTCGTTATATATAGATTTAAAAAATTTACCTTTATCTTTTTGTGGTTTTTCTTGTGCGTTAGCAGATATTGCAAATACCGCCGCAAAGAGGACAATTAAAATTTTTTTCATTTTTCATTTTTTTTGTTTTTTCTTTTTTTTCTTTTTTGCTTCTTTACCAAAGTTTATTAAATTGAGTTTTATTGTAAAACTAACAGTTACACCACCTAATATCGTTGCCGCTACATCATGCTGATCAAATCTATTTTTTGGTTGAAACGAATCATAAACTTCTTTACCTATACCAGCAATCATAGATGTTAATATACCAGCTGCTAAAGCTTGGTTTTTATCTCCTGTTTTGCTATACACATATTCATATCCGACAGTACTTGCTATTGCGCCTGCTGCAAAATGCAGTTTTTTGTCATCTTGTATTTGTGCGTTAGTAATACTCAACGTAAAAAATAATACTATCGCTAATTTATTCATTTAAAACTCTATTGTTGTGCCAAATGTTCTTTTCTTTTTTGATTTTATTTTTTGTTTATCGTCTACACCTATTTCCCAGTCTTGCCAACCACCCATTAAAGCAAAGCGTTCCCACAGCTCTAAATCTTGTGATACTGCTGTATTAACATTATTTGCTTTTCTAACTAATCTATCAATAGGTATATTAGTTGCAGCTGATATAACATTAGCGCCAGCCATTAACGCTGGATTATCTATAGAAAAACCTTTTTCTATCATTTCGTCTTTTTCCCATTGAAAAGCTCTACCAGCTTGACCTAATCTTGACAGCTTAGAAGATATAGGTGGTGATATTCTAGCAAAATCTGCAGTAATTTTTTCGTATTTAGGATTATCTTTTTCAGACTCATCTATAACTCTTTTAATAATATTTTTACCAACAGAAACAAAAGCACCTGCAATACCTACACCTCTCAATAATGAGTCTAACATACCGTTAGCGGTATTAATGTATTTATCTTTTTCATCTTCTTCGTCTTCATTATCACCAAACGCTATTGCAAAAACCGCTTGTTGTAGCGCGTTAAATATTAAGTTTTGAGCTACACCGTAGTAAATAATCTTAGATATATTAGTCTTTACATCTCCTCGACGATTTTTAAGATCAGAAGCAGCTTTTTTAATTAATCTTGCATACTGCATAGGTGTATTTGCAAAAGCTAATATAATTCTACCAAGTGGACCAGCCTGTTGTTGTGATATACGATCTGGTCTACTAGACTGTTGAGACTCTTCAGCTATTTCTCTAAAATCATTAAATGCTTGCTCTTGTGCTTGCTGATCAGAAAGCCCTTGTTTTTTATAAGTGTTTATTCTATTTCTATAAAATGTAGCGCCACCTGAAGCAATAGCAAAACTATCAGCTATTTGTGTTGGTAAAAAACCAAATTCTAATAACTTACTAACAACACCTCTTGCACCACCTTCATTTGCCATATTAGCAATATCAGCCTCGTTAACATTTATTCTTAAACCTCTACGTCTATCAACTAAAAACTCTGAGTTCATTAAAGTCATAAAATCAGACCAAAATTGTTTTTGATTACCGTATGCTTTACCAGCTTTAAATATATTATTATCTGAAAAGTTCACAAAGTTTACAGCGGATATTGTTTGTAGTAATGCTGATCTAGTGTTAAAGAACATAATAGTACCAATACTATTTGTTAACCAATCAGTAACCCTACCTGTCATACTATCACCTGTAAAAGCTCTATTCCTACCAGTTTTCATACGCTGCAATATACCTTCCAACGCTGTTCTATAAGGCTTACCGTTTGTAGCTTCTAGTTTATTTAAATTTTTATCTGAAAATATAATATCAACATTTTGCTGCCATTGTTGTAAGTGTTTAGCTCTTTTAGTAGTACCTAAACCTCTAAGCATATCTGTAGTTATAGTGCCTCCTAACCAACTAGACGTAGGCTCAGTATAACCTTCAGCTTTATTTATATTTATTAACTGATCACCAAATACTTTTAAATCAACATTTTTTTCTATATAATCAGTTAGCTCTTTTAAATCAGCCTTACTTAAACCAGGAATATTCATACCTTGTTTGTTCCACATGTAAACTCTTACAGCTTGTTCATTTGTAAATTCTTCACCAGGTATTTTTTTACGCAAGTTTTTAGGTACAACACCTAGTTGTTTTTTAAGCGCTTTATAGTCGTCCATTAAAGCTATACGTTCTCTTGATATTGCAGCCATAGCGCTAGCATACGGATCAAGTAAATTCTTTTTATACCAAGCCATTTGGCTATCACCTAACTTACCTTTTGATAATGTATTATATAATAACCCTACAAAGTCTTCTGCAGATGGTGGTATAAAAAATGTAAACTTACCTTTATTAGCACCAACTACTGCTGCTTTAGCTCGACTATATTCTTTTTCTGCAGCAATACCTGTTTTAGCTTCTATTATATCGTTAAAATCTCTATCAAGCTTTTTAACTCTATCACTATAAGCTAATCTAGTTTTTGATTTAACATCTAAAACTTCTAATGCGTCTTGAACTGCTTTTACATTTTTATATACATCATCTGTAAAATAAAAATCATTATAACCTTCAGCAGCCTTACCTGTAACCCAGTTAGCTTTAGCTTGAGGCGTACCGTCTTGTAAACCTGTAATATTTTTTAAAGGTATGTTAACGCCTATGCCGTCTAAAAATGCTTTTATCGAAGCTGCAGACGCTTGTGGTCTTGCTGTTAATACAAATACATCTTTATTACCAAACTTATCTATAGCTTTTTTAATTTTTGCAGCTAGTGGTCCAGGCTTACCATCAACTACTTTATTAAACTCACTAAAATCAAAAGTTGCACCATCTTGTTCTAAAGAACTATGTTGTTTAGCAAATTCAGCTGGTGTTATTTTTTTAGTTGTACCATTAGGCATTTCGACTATTACTTTACTTTTACTAGTAGCTAGTGTGTCGTCAAAATCAAATATACTAATACCTTTTTTAGGTGTATCTAAATTTCTAGCATTACGTAAAGCTTGATCATGACTATTTAAATCATTTAATAATCCATCATTATTGTTTGACTTACTATACTTAGCAGTTGTTTCGTTTAAATTTTTATTTAAAACTTTAGGTTTATTTTTACTAACATTTGAGTTTATATTACCATAATTTCTTAATTCTTTTAAAGTTAAATTACCTTTAAATAAATCTCTTATTAGTTGTTTTTGAGTTTTAATATTTATATTGCTATCATTAAAAAAATACTCAGATAACAATTGTTTAGTAGGTATATAATATTGACTATTAAGATCGATGTTAGATTCTACTAATCTTATAACAGACAACAAACCTGGATCTAAATTTAAATTATTTTCTATAGCTGTATACATTAAATCAGGAACTGTAGACTTATAATCAACATCTAAAAGATCATTATTTTTTAAAGATATAAAACCTTGCATATAAGTAGCTTTTACAATCTTTGCTGCTTCATTAATGTTTCCGTCAACTACACCGCCTGTTAATATAGATATAGCTTCATTTTGAGGTTGAGTATGTTCTTCAACACCTTTAACACCCATTAATGGTTCTTTGGTGCCAGGTTTTGTTTCAAACAAAAAAGTAGGTGCATTACCCCTTAACGGTGATGTTTGAGCGTTTTGAGCAGCTAAAGCAACTTCATCTAAAAACCAAATATCATTAGAGTTGTCTTTATAATACTCATTAAAGTCTTTATAAAATTGAATTAAATCATCTAGCTTTTTTAATTCATTTTTTACATAATCAGGTTTTTTAGTGCTTTCTAACCAAGAATTTTTTATTTCTTTTTTATCAGTATAATTAGGTTTTTTAAACGAAGCTTGTTCTTTTGATTTTCTTTTTATTATATTGTTATTCCAATTTTCTTGAACACCAAATGGTGATCTATCAACGCCAAAAGTTAAACCTTTATTTAAAAATTGTTCATATTGTGGAAACCTAGATAAAAAATTATTTGTAATTCTAGATATACCCTGTATAACTGTTTCGCCTTCAAAAGATCTAAACTTTTTTGGTAATTTTTTATTTCTATCGTATAATTTTTTAGGATCATTAGTATATCTTGCGCTAGGCGTAAAACCACTTCTTTTAGCATCTTCAATTCTACTTATATTAATATTACCAGATACTTTTTCATTAAATCTAGTTTTACTAGCGTTTTCTTTAGCTTTAGTAACACTAAACTTTATAGTAGGATCAACAATTAATCTTTGAGCAACTTTAGCTATATCTCTAGCATCAATATTAGCTCTGTTCATTGTTTCAGGAGCATAATCTCTAAACAAGCTAAAAGCAATAGCATTAACTATACCGTCTTTTCTAGTTCCTTTTAATCCACTAGGTTTACCAGTTTTAGGATTTATTGCTGGAGGATTAGCAAATTTTAAAACTTGTTCTATTGTAGGTTTTTTTCTAGGATATTTCATAGGGCCTTGTTTTTCATTTTCTACATGAAAATCACCCTCGTCAACAGCTTTGTCTATTTGCGCTTGTGTAGTCAACCTAGTGGGTTCACCTGTGAATATTCTTTCTTCGACAGGTAGTTGACGTTCTAAAGCTACAAGTGTAGCTATTGGTAAATTTTTACCATGAAACAATACTTTGTAATTATCTTCTAAAACTTCATTTAAATTTTTTAATTTATTTTTTATAGTTTTAAAAGATTTTTGTTGTGAAGCATCTTTTAAATAAGTAATTAAATCTTTACTGTCAATTTCAGGAGTTACACCTTCAATTATTTCTAATGTGTTAGTTTGAAGCTCTGTGTCTAAAGCTTCATCAACAAATTGTTCGCCATCAACTCTTAAACCTTGCTTTAACTCTGATCTTGTAGTTTCTGTAGTTTGTATATCTACAGCTTCGTCAGCTACAGGTGTTCTTATAGAACCAGTTTCACCTGGTTGTATGTCTAAACTACCAACACGACCACCACCTGTTTCACGTTTATATCTATTAAAAACGTCACTAATTCTAAAATTTACTAATTCACTAATAACAAAACCGCCTAAATCATCATTTATTTCCGGGTTAAATCTTTGTATAGTACCTTCATACAACCTTTGTTTAACTTCTTGTATAAATATTTTTTTAGATTTACCAAAAACATTATCGCCTGTAACCGCATTTAAGTTTAATTGTTTATTAATTACACCATCTAATGTACTACCCACTACTAAATCCATATATACATCACCAATTACTGTACGATCATATTCCTGTTTAGTAGTACCTTCTGGTACTAAAGCTTTTATATCATCACCTATTTCAGCTTTTATTTCATTAACTTCTTTTTTATCAAGAGTTTTCATTTCACCAGCAGTTATAGATTTTTTAACTTCAGCTGTTTGTTGTCCAGCTAAATCTACTGCTTGTTCTGTAACTCTACCTTGTTGTATGTTTTTAGAATAATCTTTTATAAAGTTATACGCTTGCTTACCATTTTCAAACTTTGCTTGTCTAAAAGGTGTAAACTGATTTATAAATGAGTTTATAGTTTCTAATATTCTTGTACCTAAGCTATCATTATATTTTATATCACCTTTAACTATTGCATCAGAAAAAACAGTAAAATATTCTTCAGCGTACTCTTCTAGTTCTTTTTGGCTACCATCTTCATTATATCTATAGTTATTATCTATACGTTGTTGAACAATGTCTAAATTACCTTCATCTCTTAACACACCTATTAAACCAGTAGCAAGTCTAACCCTAGTGTCAGCATCTGATAATTTATTATTAATAACCCTATGTAGAAGCTCGTGTGAACCTACAGATATAGCACCTACTTCAGCAGCTCTTTGATTATTTATAAATATTTTGTCACCTTGTATAAAACCATCAACGTTGGCATCTTGACCAGTGGCTTTTGTAAAATCTTGTTTGGTAGTAAACTCTTGTATTTCAACACCTAGTTTTTCAGCGGTAGGCCTTACTGTCTCAACATTTTCTGCAACTAAACCTTCTTTGTATCTTTGTTCAGCTTGTGATCTAATATTGTTTATATCGTTTCTAGCTTTGTTTATTTTTCTTCTTATAGGTTTTGTAAAAGTTTCTTTTTCTTGCTCTGTAAACGCTTTAGAATTAACTATATCTAAAACTTGTTTACCTAAATCTTGTATATTATTTACACTTTTTTCAATACTAGATATATCTTGCTCGGTCATAGCACTGTAAGTGTTATTTCCGTTTTGTACCTCGCTAGAAATCCTTGCTTTTAAACCTTCTTGTATTCTATTTATAGTTTCAGTATCATAATCAGTTAAAGATCTTTTATGCTTTATATCTTCAAGATTAGATATTTGTTGTATATCTTGTTGTATTTGTTTATTTACTTCAGGTGATCTTGATTCAAAAGCTGATTTTAAAGCGCTTCCACCTACAAAAATTCCTTTACCGCCAGCAAAACCTTGTAAAAATGTTTCAAGCCCTTCTTTTGAAAAAGCCCTATCAATAACTTCTTTTGATATTTCAGTTATACTTGCTTGTCTTTCTTTTTGTGTGCCCGCTCTTTCACCTAATAAACCATTAAATGTTTCAACAATAAATTGAGCATATTCAGTGCCGCCTTCTATTCTACCAGAATTCAACATTGAATATAAAAAGTTTTGAGCACCAGTTGTTTTAGCGTTTATAAGTTGTTGTGCTTTAGATATTCCTTTTTTTTCAAGAGCATAAGCAACAGCGCCTAAAGTAGCTGGTATAAATACTTCAGCTTCACCATTTTTAAAAAGCTCACCTATTTCAATACCTTTTTCTTTAGCTTTATTGTTGTTATAATCTCTAACAGAAGCAGAAACCATTTCAGAAGCTAAACCAACTCCAAAAGTACTTGCTGATATAGCCATAGAAGTACCAAAAGCTGTAACAGCGTTTGTAAAAGCAGCAACTCCACCTAAACCTTTTTCAAGTAAACCTTCTCTTTCACCTAAATCAGTAAAACCTATTGTTGGATCAATATTTAATTCTGATCTTTGTAACTCTCCTTCAATTTCTAAAAGCTTTTTTCTATTTTCTTCTGATCTTTGTCTACCCTCTTCTGTATCAAAATCAAAAGTACCAGCAAAATACCATAAATATTTAGCTCTATCGTCTACGGTTTCTAGCTGATTTATAGCGTTACCTAATGTATTCATCATGCTTTCACTAGCTGATAATTGTTCTTCACCTGTGTCTATTCTTTTTTGCCTAGCTTCTTTTTCAGCTTTTTTATCAAGCTCAACTTTTGACATACGACCAGTATAAAAATCTGTTTCACTAATAGGTTCTATAGTAGGAGGTTTACTTAATGAAGGTACAATTTCTTTTTCATATTCTTCTTTAGTATATTTACCAAAAGCTTTGCGATCTCTATTTTCATAACTTGGCACACCGGCTCCAGGACTATAATTAAAAGCAGGGTTTATAGATCTTATTAGTTCAGCTGCGGCTTGATTTTCTTTAGCTCTATCGTCAGCCATTTTATCTTCAGGATCTAACATATCTGTAGCAAATTCAGTTTGCTCCATAATAACTTGATCTGGCTCTGTCATATCAACCTCTACACCACTTCTTTCTTGAAAAAGTTCTGCACCAGGAAAATCATTTAGGAATTTTTCTTTGTTTTCAGGAGATACTTCATATATCTGACCATCAACAGAATATAATTCATTCATACTAACTTGGTTTTTTTACGTATGATTTATCTACTACTTGTACTTGATCACCAGCTGATTGAACACCATACTCAACACCTATTCCAGGCGTTTTAGCTATATTCATAAGACCAGTTGATTGAAAAGGATCTTGAACAGTGCTTACATCTCCACCTGATAAAAACAAGCTTTGTGCGTAGTTTATAGCTCTAGCTTGATCAACATTGCTACCAAATGAGTCTCTAGCATAAATACCCATAGCACCCAATATAGTACCATCAAATCCAGCAACAGGTTCAAATTTACCGCCTTTTGCAGGTACTTTAAACACAACGTTTTCTTTACCTCCAACTGTTCCTGAAACCGCAGCATCAAAATCATCTGCTGTTACCATTTCTGATTTCTTTTTAATATCTTTATTTGTGCTTTCAACCCACCTGTCTCTTAATTGGTTTTTATTACTTAATAGTTCTTCTTTTGTAAAGTAAAAATCACCACTTTTACTAGATTTAGTCATTAAATCAACAAATCTACTTGGATCAACTGTTTGTTTAGCAAATATATCACCACTAGCTCCTTCAAAAGCTTGAGTATCTACAAGAGATTTAAATGAAGTATATAAAGAGTTACCAGCTATAGAATTACCTTTATCAGGACCATCTTTTATAACTGTATCTTTTTGATACTGTACAACGTTTCTTGATAACGCTCTACCGTCTTCGCCTCTTATATAACCAGTATTACCATTTACAACTTTAAATTCTTCTTTAGCCTGATCTTGTAGTAGAATTAACTTTTGTTCATCGCTTAATTTTAAATTAACTATATCAGAAGCATTTTCAACACCTAATTGATCTAACATTTCTCTAGTAGGTGTAAAAGAACCATCTTTATATTTACTACTTAATTGTGACCAAGCTGATTCATATATAGCGTCGTTTTCACCACGGTATCTGTCAATAGCAAACTTATTAGCAAACTCATCTGTTTTACTATACCAATCACTTCTTATATATTTAGCTGCGTTTTTAGTTGTTTGAACTTGCGCGCCACCTGGTAATTCAAGACTAACGCTTGCGCCATCAGTATTATAAGTTGCTTTTACAGTAGTATAACCTGGCGTTGAACCATCTTTACCTATTGCTTTTTGAGTATCAAGACCTAAATTAGATTTAACATTAAAGTTATCGCTAAGCCATTGATCTGTCATTGCACTAGCGTTTATAAACTGTCCATTAACTTCAAAACCATATTGAGTAGTACCTTTTAATCTACCTTCACCAGGTCTTGAAGATATTTTTACAGCGCTAGGGTTTTCTGAATTAATTTTAGCAAACTGATCTATTGTTAAACTACTATTTTTACCATCAGCTCCAGGTAAAAACTTATTACTTACATTTACATCGTAAACATCTGGGTCACTAACGTATTGTAAATATTTTTGAAAACTAGAACCTTCAGCACCAATAGCTTGTTTATATCCATTTATATGATTTTGTATTGCAGCTTTTCCTCTTGTATCAGCTTTTTCATATTGTTTTTGTAAAGCAGCTAGCTCTGTATTTGCCCATGTTTGATTAATTGTTGGGTTTACTTCTATAGAGTAAGTTTTACCAAAGTCAGGAGAGTTAGGATCATTATTCTTTAAAAAATCATTTTTACCTAACTCAAAAGCTGTATTAAAGCCTTGTAATTCTTCTTCTGTTTTTTCTTCTTCTTCAGGTATTCTAAATGTAGACGCTACACCTCTGCTAAAAGCAGTATAATCTTCTATGCCTAACCTAGGGTTTTCATACGTGCCTCCTGTTGTTGTTCTAGCGCCGCTACCTAAATTAGCGCTCATATAAGGACTTCTGTTTGTTCTTGGTTTTGTTGCCATAATTTAATTTATTACTGGTATTTGCATCATTGTATTATAATATTCATCACTAATACCAATTGAAGCATAAGGATTTGTAGGTACATTAGAGAATACATTTGCAACTTGTTCTTGTCCTGGAGGTAAATTTCCAAAATTAGGTGCTGTGTTTATATATTCTTGAGCTCTACTAGATACCATGTTTCCATATAGATTATTAAAATTTTTACTAGTTTCTGTAGTTAAATCAACATTAGCGCCGCTAGGAAGAGTTATAGGATTCTCTTTTTTAGCAAAAGGTCCACTTTTTCCAAAACCACCTTGTGCAGCAAAAGTACCTAAAGCACCCACAGCTTGACCTATCATCTGTGAGCTTTGCGCTCCATATGCCGCCGCTTGTTGATTAAATGAGCTTTCTAAACTAGCTTGTCTATTTAACTGTTGCATTTCTCTTCTTTCTTGTGCTTGGAACGAAGCCATTTCAGCTCTTTGTCTCATCTGCGCAGCTTGTACTTCACCTTGCGCTCTTAGCTGTGCGTTTCTAGCTTCTTGTTGTTCTATACTAGCAGAAACACCTCTTTTACTTTGTGCAGCAGCTCTTGCTAAAGCAGTAGCACCACCAGCACTAGCTCCTGTAGCTCTTAATGTATCTAGTGTACTAGCTAAAGATATATCAGCTTGTTCAGCTTGTATTTCAGATGCTCTAGTAGCCACTTGTAAATTAGAGTAAGGATTTTCAAACTCTTGACCAAATGTAGGTATGTCTTGCCTGTTAGCCTCTAGCTCCATACGTTGTCCAGCGGCTGCTCTTTCTTTTCTTTGAGCCCGTCTTTTTGCAGCACCTGCAGATACACCACCAAATATACCGCTAAGAACACTAACACCCGCTGAAATTATTGCAGCAGTAGCTAAACCACCAGTTGGTTCTGCAAAAACTGGTATTGTTACAAAAAACAAACCTAAAAATAAATATAATCTTTCTTCCATAATTATTGTGATGAATATACAGTTTCACTGTTTACAGCGTAAAGTTCACCTTTACTTACAGCTGAAGCTACTGCTTCACTTGGTTTCCAGTACTGCATTTTTACTTTATTAAAATATCCTTTTACACCTGATAAATCAACACCCACTACTTGATTTAAAGCAGTTGTTGTTGTATTATTTCTTATATGCCCATAATACTTGTTTTCTTTGTTTATAAAGTTTACAGGTATCGATAATGAAGACACTGTTGTGTCATTGCTTAAAACAGGAAAAGCAGAGTGTATATCTGTTTCTGCTGAAGCCATTTTCCAACCGCTACTACCTTCATACTCTATTGTATGAAAGTTTTTAACCACAGCTGCTTGATCGTTAAATACAAACTCTATATTAGATGGATCTGTATAGGCAGATTTATAAAAGACACATCTTTGAACATCATCGCTGTAATGTTTGTATAAGTTTTGTAAATTATAAGTGTAAAACTCATTACTTAAACTAAACCCAAATGTAGGCTTATATGTATAAAACGAAACCCAACCACTTGATGATTCATCAAATGATAAAGTTGAATATGTATCTTTTGATATTGTTGTAGAGTCAAATGATGTTCCGTATTCAGGATTATAAGTAGAAGCTACACTATTTTTGTTTTGTAATGAAACAACGTATTTATTTTTTTGCTCGTCATACATACCATATACTCTGTCCGCGTTTTGTAAGTTATCTCTAAAAAAACTACGCATACCATTATTTGATATAGGTGTTAGTCCGTCTTGTGATAACCTCATTATAGTACCTCTACTTTTATCAGAAAAATATTTTCTACCACCGTATACTGCAAAACTTTCAGGATTTTTACTTATTCCATATTTACCACCAAAACTACCAACTTGACCTATAACAACTTTAGAAGCTGTTGTTAGTGGTTGACCCTCTTGAGTAAATATAGCGTCTTTATCTATCAACGCTCTACTAACTTTATTTTCTTGAAATATTATTAAATTAGTATCTTCAGCATAAAGCTTTTGTATACTACCATTTATAACATCAACAGCTCTAGTAATACTTTCACCAATAGAAAATTGATTTGTTTCGTTTAGTTTTGTTTTTGAATTAAAAACACCAGAGTGTATTAAAGCATTACTTCTAATTCTTTGCGCGTATTTTTCGTCTATAATATGAGCTTTAACACCTAGATCAACAGAGTCATCATTAAAACCTCCTTTAATTCTTGATTCTTCAATATGAAAAACACCTGGTTTATTGACTAAATCTGTACCACCACCAGATAATATAAATGTGTTATAATATTTAATTGGAACTACTTTTGCTGCAACATCGTAAAAAAGATCATCTACACCATCTGCATCAGTATCAAAACCTATTTGATCTATAACGCTTCTTATTTCACTAGCTAAACCGCAAGTTGAAGATTCAAAAAATATATCTAAATTAGATTTAACAGGATTAGTTTCTAAAACAGTTAAACCAGTTTTAACAGCAATAGGTTGTTCTTCAATATTTTGTATAATTAAACTAAAACCTTCATCAATATCAACATCATGAGATAGTTTTAATCTTTGAAAATATTTTATTTCACCGTTAACTATTCTAGATTTTGTTTCTACAGCTTCTATTAATATAGGATCATACAATCCCATCATTTGATTACCACTAGTATATATACCTAGTTGTGTTAATTTTTGCTTAATTCCATCAGGAAAAATTTTTCTATCACAATGTATAGACATTCTAGTTCCGGCATCATTAAACTCTATTTCATCAACAATAGGGTATCTTACAGTGCTGTGGTCACCGTGTTCAACTTCTTGAGAAGTAGTAAATAAAAACTGTGTATCTGCAAAATCATCTATACTAGATACACCATAATATCTAAAACCCGCTGCGGTTTCAGGATTATCATCTTCATCTTTATGTCTATAATCAATAAATTGACCAACTCTAGCTTTTGTTATTTCATTTCTAAAACTAGTTTCATCAGCAATAACACTTTTACTTTCCCAATCACCTCCAATGCTAGTAGTAGTAGTGCCTTGCTCATCATTATCTATTCTAATTTTTTGAGCAAGCTTACCCATTCTTTCAGGAACAATATCCTCTATTGTTAAATTATTTTGTTCAGCTAAAACTGAATTAGCTAACGCGTCAAATCTTCTTTGAGCAATTTGATGTCCAACTCTAATATAAGGATTTATTGTATTTCCATCACCAACTAAAACATATGAATTATCATTTTCATTGCTTTCAAAAACAGGAACTGTTATACTATATAAAACATCGTTATCATTACTATTATTTAAAGACTTTAGTTGTGCAACAAGAGGATTTTTTTTAGCTGTGATAAAATCATGAACTCTATCTTTATCTCTATCACCACCAGCGTCTGTTAATAAACCTTGTTCTCTAGCAGTGCCAACAGTCATAACTTCTAAAAAATCTTGATCAATACCCATCACAGATATATTACTTTCTTCACCAGAACTTTTAACAACTTTAGGAAACAACAAAGTATCAGAACCCGCTACACCTTCTCTAATTTCATCTACTTCATTAACATCTCTTGGTACTTTATTTATATTGTCTCCATATAAACTAATCCAAGAAAAACCTAGTATAGCGTCACTATTATTAGCTTCATTATTCCAGTTATCAGCTGGGTGATTTACATATAAGTTGTAATATTCTTGTTCTTGTTGTTTTACAACTATTTTGTAGCTATACCAACCATAAGGATTATATGATTCACTTTCTATATCTCCATTGTATAAATCTTCAGAATTAATAGCTTCATTAAAAACTATAGAAAGCTCTTTACCATAAATATTTTTATTAATCCCACTCCAACTATAAAATTTTTCTCCAAAATCTTCACTAGTAACATCAAGTTCTGTATATGTTTCAGATAAATCACTAGTAACATATTCTACTTTTATCGTGTCTATTGCTTGTTCTATTACAAGATTTGGATCTAAATCATCTTCTGTAGCAGTTGACAATATAACAGGTGATTGTCTACCAAAAATATCGGATAACACAACTCCAACTTGATATTCTCTATTTTGCTTAATAGAGTGTAACGCGTGGGTTTTAGCATTATTTTGGCTTTTACTACTATTTACTCTTATCACATAATTCAAACCTGTTTTACCTTTACTATCTTTTGGTAAATTATAATTTTCTGTAAAATTACCGTATATAACTCTATTACCTGAAATTTCTTGAGCTTTAGCCCTTAAAGGCACTTGATCAAAAACCCTAGTTATTTGTTTATCTTCTAAAATTTTATAAGGTTTTTCAGATTTATAAGTGTATTTATAAAGTTTTTTATAATATTGAACACTATCTAAGCCTTCATCAGAAAAACCTTGAGCAAAACTTTCAATATTTTCAATAAAAGATTCTAAGACAACGCCGTTATCATCTGATACATCTATTTCTTTAATAATTTTAACAACATCTTGATCAGATTCTTTAACTAGTATTTCTATTTTTATTATTCTAACTTCGTTTTGCCAAGTAGCATTTTGATTAATTTCATTATCAATAGATGGTAAAGGTATTCTAAGATCTACTTTATTATAATGATTTTTCATTAAATCTACAGTAGTTTTAGTATAAACATCTTGAACATCTGTTATGTCTCTGTCTGTAGTTAACTTATTGTCTATAAAACCTGTATTTAAAGGTTTAAACACTATTTGAGTAAAAGGAGCAATAGTACTATACTCACCATCTTCATATTGATACCTGTATGAAAATCTAACAAATTTATCTTTTAAATAGTCAGATGTTATACTTTCATCATAAGCTAGTGTAGTACCGTCACCATTACCATCAACATCATTTAATATAGGCGCTAAATAAGGAGATACTTTAGCAACTGATATTTGTATTTCTTTAACATAATAAGAATTATTAGCAATAGCCTTTGCTACATTTATTTTTCTAGGTTGATTATAATTATCTGTCCAAAATAATAAATCATCAATTAAATTCACACCTGTAATTAAATGGTTTTTGCTAAAATTTAAAAAATGACCTTGCACTATTATTTTAGCCTCTGCAGACGTATCATTTAAATCAGCCATTAATATCTGACAGGTATTAGTAGAATCAGCTCTAGACATTGTTTTTATATCCCCATCATCTCCAGTAAAATCTGTAATAAACCAAAAAACTCTTTTATTAAGAACATCAGCGCAATAACCAATTGTTTCCATATCACCTGTAATACCAGGCATAGGTACAGCCAATATATTACCTTGTATGTTTTCAACAGCTCCTACATCAGAATCTTCTGATTGCGTAATTAATATATTTTGTGCCTCACGGTATTCACCTTTTGGCACAAGCCTTTCATCAAGGTCTTTATTCATTTTACCTCGTAAAAAGCTATTTTGAATTTTAGGCATATATTAATTTTTAATTCGTTTACTTTGTCCTTTTAATACTTGTGATATTTCAGCTAAGTTAATCTTAGACAACCTAAGCTTAGCGTTACGCATCGCTGCTCTTCTTTCTTTTCTAAATCTTTGAACTATATACTCAGGTACATTTCTTCGTGTAGACAATATATTAAAAGCTATATGTTTATATAAAGCTTCTTCTGCAAACTTATGTACTTTCATTTCAGAGTCAGTACCTAAACTATCAGAAACATATTCTACAACTATTATTTTACCAGATAAATCACTACTAAAATTAAAACTACCAGTTCTTTCATTTATAGTAAAATAACCATTTATTTGTTGATGCTCTGGCTCAATGCCATATCTTCTACCAAAATCAGTACCTAAATGATTGTCTCTACTTATATAATAATCATCTTCAGTACTTAAATTACCTGTTAAGTTGTCTGTGTCAAAAGCTTGCCATTGTGTTTCAGTATATGGTGTTCCACTAACTATTTGCCCGTTGTTATCGTATATATAGTTATAATCACCATCTTGAACAGGTGCTTCTGTTGGATTTATAGTTAATCTAGTTGGGTATATTATTTTTTTTATACCTGAACTATCAATATAACAAAGCTTTACATAGCTAACATAATCTTGTGGCATAGCTATTGATAATGATGGTCCTAGTTCAATTTCTTGTGATTTAACAGTTTTTAATATATCATAACTAAACTCTTGTAAACCTCTTCTAGCATGAAAAACAACATCTGTTTTACTAGTATTGTTTATTAATTTACCATCACCTACGTAACCTATCATAAAGTTAGCAACTATATCTGACAATGAAGTGTGTCTGTAACCACCTAAAACATGATCTCTTAGCTCTACTCTTAATACACCCTCAGCACTAATCTCATTTAACTCATCAAAAGCTTGATCACCATCACCACCTGCAGCACCTGATGTTAATACAGTTAAAACACCGTCAGCAACAGTCCAGTCAAATATTTCTCTATCAGTATAACTAGTATTATTAGACTCTACATAAACTCTAATATCATCAGCGGTTATTTTACTACCATGCTCTGTTTGTATTGCAGTTAATGTATATGTATAAGGTATAGTACCACTAATATAAAAAGACTGACTACCAGTGTAATATGTTTCGTTTGTTTTATTGTTTAATAGTCCCATTTACTAAGCGTTTTCTTGTTGTACTTTTGTTGCTGTTTCTTGACCTATAGCTTGTATAACGCTTGGGTCTTTTATAATTACTCCTGTATATCTTAATATACCTAATACTAAATCTACTTCACTAGAAGAGTGTAAAGTAAAATCAGTTGAACCAGTAGCTGTATAAGTTAAAGCACCGTTAGAATCAGCTGTAGAGTTCCATACTGGATCACTAGGTATTGATATATAATCCATACTAATACTTGATAGTGTATTAGGATTTACATTAATATTTTCACCTGTTATATAATATATTGGAAATGTTGTTGATGGAGCTGTTACTGGCGAAGATAATAAGTAACTTAGTTTAGATTTTTCTACTCTATCAATTTCTGTTGTATTTAGCGAACTATTGTCATCTGTTGTTACTCTAACTATATTATACACATTTGACCTTGTATAATCATCTACAGTAACAGTTGGTAAAGCACCAACACCACTAGTTAAAGTAATAGCGCTAGTTGTATAAAATGGATCTATACGATCCTGTATTTTTTTAGGTATGTCACCATAACCTTGACCACCACGACCCATAGTTTCTCTAGTTACAGCTCTACTATAGTCATGGAAAGCTTTATCAAGTAGATCAAGCTGCACTTGCGAACCTATTCTATTAAACTCGTCTGGGGTTAAAAAACCTCTTGATTCTTTATTTAGTATTGCTAATACTTTTCTATATACTTTATCTATTGATATTGCCATTTTATATTTTATTATAATCACAGGCCCTAATTAAAGGGCCGTGACTATTTGTTTTTAACCTAACCTTTTTTGTATTGATTTGTAAACTTCAACACCTTCATCAGTTTTAAGCCAAGCTGCAAATGCAGAATATGGGTTTTCATCAAAAGGTACTTCCATTAACTTTCTATCGTTAGAGCCCCAAGAAAAATTTCTTTGATCTTGTGATAATTTTATTACACCAGTTTCAGTAGCTTTAATAGCTAAGTTTCTAAGTACAACATTTTCATCGTTTACAAGTTCTAAAAATAAAACCGGGTTTGCTCTTGCAAATAAATATAAGTCTCTTTTTATTTCAGCAGAACTCATTTTATCAACAGATGAGCCTAACTCAACTCTTAATATAGCCTCTGCTTGATCTATTTCAATACTAGTAGCTGTGTTTAAAGCTTTCATTTCAGTTTCAATATCAACTAAATCTTCTTTAGCTTCTGCTACTTCGTCTAATTCATTATAAACAACACCTTTTTTAGGGTGATATAAAGATAATAATTTTTGTAAAGGTTGATTTTGTTTTGGAACAAATAAAACACCTTCTTCAAATATTACGTGATCTAACATTACATTGTTATCTTGTTCATCAACAAATATAGATTTTTGATTACTAGAGTATCTCATCTCTCTATTAATACCTTTATCTTCGTCCCACCATAATAATGGTTTTTTTCTAGTTGACTTAGATTGTAAAACATAAGTCAAAGGTCTACCATCTTTTCTTAAATAGTATTGTCTATCTTTCATCTCCCACTTTGGAGATGTATTTTTTACTTGTACTGGCTCTTCAACCAATACTTCTTTTTTCTTTTTTGCCATAATATAATATAATTAAATAGTTTAAAAATAAACCTAAAGGCGCCATAAAGACGCCTTTGGTTTAAAAAGTAATTTATGCAGCTAATGTAATAGCGCAGTCAGAAATATCACTAGAAGCAAAAACTGAATTATCAGCATCGCAAATATTGACAAATCCATCTCCAAGACTAATACCTTGTGCATTTATAGCTTTACAAATATCTTGTAATACTTTTTTATGAGTATTACTAGTTATTGTTAAGTCTACTTGATCAACAACATCACCTGTAGCTACTGCATCACCAATTTGTTGTGGTGCAAAAAACAATAGCAATGAAGTTGCATCAATAGGATCTGCACCTCTAAAAGCTGATAAAGGCATTAGCACAGCTTCACCTGTTGCATTTGCTCCGTCTCCGGTTGCAAAATATAAAAATTTATCCATTTTATTTAGTTTTAAAGGTTATTAATTATGATTCTTTTAACAGAATAAAGTTATTAGCAGCTTGTACAACTAAACATCTTTCAGATAAATAGTGTACTTCCATATAATCGTCTCCGATATATGACGCACCACCAACAGATCCAGTTACCCAAGACTTCATTCTTCTATCATCAGTTTGAGAAGCTCTATATCTTACGTGTAAGAAAGGTCTTTTAATGTTTCTTCCTAATCCTTCATCATATACAGATGAAACACCAGCAGGAATTAAAACACCAGAAATATCTCCAAAACCACCTCTACCAGTAGCATCGTTTAAGTATCTCCAATCAGACTTATAGAAGTCATAAGAACCTCTTCTAAGACCTGAGAAACCTAAGTTTAATGCCATATCAGCAGAATTTTCAAATACTCCGAAAGAAGCACCACCTTGATAGTTAGAGTTTAATCCAGCCATCATGTCATCAAATGTAAGAGCTAAATCTCTATTTACATATAACATGTTTTCCTCGATTGCACCTTGCTTGTCAAGATTTTTAAGTACTAAATCAAAATCAGCTAAAGAAGCTAAATCTTCAAATACATTACCTCTTGTTTCGATAGCTTCAAATAAACCTTCACTACCAAAGTTCTCACCAGCAATACCCATTGCAGTATCAGCAACAGAAGAACCAGGAACACCTTTTACAGCTTCAATCATAGTCATCTCAACGTAATCTTCAAATCTTAATCTAGTTTCACTAGCAGATTTCATGTACCAAGAATAACCTGTTTGTCCAGACTCATCAATTGTTTCAACCCAACCGATTTGAGCAGTATCAGAACCAGAAATTTTAAAGTGATCTTTAATGATCATTGGTCTGTTATCAAATTTAGTAAAGCTTGGCTTAAGTTCTCCTACCATAGAAGCAGAACCTTTTGCAAACTCAGAACCAAATACAAAAACATTTACACCTAAATCACTAGATCCTAATACAGTTGTCATGTCAGCTGTCTTATACGGTTGTGCAGTAATAACTTGACCAGATGATGCAGAAACTCTACACACAAGTGTGTTAAGTCCTGTTGCAGCATCAGTAACAATTACAGTAGCACCCACTCTTACAGAGTTAGTATAATCACTACCTAGTGTTATTGTGTTTGCATCTACATCAGCTTGAGCTGTTTGGTTTCCAGTTTTGTGTTTGTAAGCAATATGTAATCTGTTTTGCTCAGACCATACTACTTGATCAGAGGCCATAGGCATTTCTGCCCCTACCATAGCCAAAAATCCATTAATTGTACGATTTCCGTATCTTTCGATTTCTTGTTCGTACAACTCAGGTAGGTATTGTTGCGCCCAACCTTGGTTAGCTGTATTAGCTAGGTCCAAATAGTTGTTCGCGCTTACGACTTGTGATGGCGATCCTGTTAAAGAATAGTCACCAGCTAGTCCTAAAGACGTATTAAATCCCATTTTGTTTAAATTTTAAGTTGTTATTTATTTCCTAATTTTAAATTTCAAACTAGAACTATCATCACCACTTAATACTCTAAACTTTTTACCACCAGTATCAACAACAGGCGCAGCAGTTCTTGGAGACATATCGATGTTTTTAGCGCTTACAGCACTCTCCCTTACAGCGTCTGCTTTACCTTGATCATAAAAGTGTTTAACAATTTTATCAATGTTTTTACCAGCATATAAAGCTTTGTGATACCCCTTTGCATCTTGCATCATATTCTTATTGTCAAGGAACTCTCCTATGAAATTAGATATATCGCTTTGATACTCTTTAACATTTTGAACGTCTTTAATATTGTATCTATAAGTTTTTTCTCCAACGTTAAAGTCAAAACCTTTGAAATTATTATTGAATACAGAGTCAGTAGATTTTTGGAAACGTTCTAACTGTTGTTTTTGGATCTCACTATTAGTGGCTTGTTCTTGTTTGTATGTATTGTAAAATTCTACTGCCTCTTTCTGCTCGCTGGTCAACTTAGAACCCAACTTGACTTCTTTGTAATACTGATCCTTTAGGCCAGTAAGATGCTTTCGAGCTTTTACAATTTCTTCTTTGAAAGCCAATTTTTTCTTTTTAATATCTCTTGGCTCATCAATGTCCTCATCAAATTGAAAGTTATCTTCAATTAAGAAGCTTATTTCTTCCATATTTAAATGAGGCTTAGTCGTTTTATAATATTCTAATAATAAAGCATTGTCGTCTATATTAGAATAATCCGCGTTTAATCTAGCATAATCTTCTAGAGTTCCACCTGTATCTTCCATAAACTTAACTAAATCTTTTAAGTTTTCTGGTACAACCACTTGCGGTTCAGGTTGTGTTTGCGTTACAGGTTCTTCAATTTTTTCTTCTACAACTTCTTCTTGTTGTATATCTTCTTCTTTTACCTCTTCAAGAACTACTTCTTCTTTTTCTTCAACTTCTTCGGTAGGCTTTTCAACTTCTTCTTGCTTGTTTTCTTCAGAAACTTCTTTGCTAGCTTCGGATTCGTCGCGAACAGGTACTTCATCTGTGCTTTGCTCTTGAACGGGCTCATTTTTCTTTTTTAATTTGATTTTAAAATTACCACCTTCTTGCTCAACTATTCTAGCTTGAACTTTAGGCGCCTCTTGTTTTTGTTCTTCATTAGAAGTGTTTACAGATGTTTCCTCTGTTTTTACCTCTTGAATAACATTTTCTTGTTTTTCAGTGTTTTCCATAATATAATATTATATAATTGTTAATTATCTAGGCTCAAATTGCTCTAGTCCAAAACCTCCTAAATTATCAAATCCAGCTGATTCAAAATTTTTTGGTCCTGTTTCTTTTTTCCTTTGATCAATCATCTCGCTTTGCTGAGTTGCTTGTATCTTAGTTCTTTCGTCTTTACGATCTTCTTTTTGTTTTTCTCTTTGTTTTAAAACATCAGCTTCAGCTGTTTTTAATTTCATATTCATTTGAAACTCTAGCTCCATTAACTCTTTTTTAATTTGAGCTTCTCTTTCCATTTTTTGCATTGCAAGCTGTGCTTTAACTTGTTCTATCTGCGCATCTGTTTGAGCTAATGCTTGAGTTTTTTGCATTTCAGCTGCAGCAGCTCTTTCAGCAGCAGCCGCATTAGCTTCAGCTTGTTTCTGTATATTTTGCTGTGCTATTTGTTGGTCTAAAGCTTGTTTAGCTTTTCTTCTTATTTTTAATAATTGATTAGCTAGTTTTATATTTCTAACCTCACGTATATCAATAGCATCTTCCAAGTTTATACTATTTTGTTGTAAAGCCATTTGAATATTGTTTTCTAATCTAGCTTTTTCTTCTTCATCTGGCGCTAATTCTAAGAATATACCAAAATCATGCAAATGTAAGTTAGCCATTTCTTCTAGTGTACCAACATTAAATTTACCTAAAGATTTTATAAATGCCTCTTTTGTTGGTGAATATTCTATCACATCAGATATTCTCATTGCTATACACTCTGCAGTAGAAAGCGTTATGTACAAACTACTTTGTAATATGTGTCTTGTAGCAGTATTACTATTAGCAGCAGCCATTTTTTGTATACCTACTAAAGCGTCTTTATCAGGCATTGTACCATCTCTAGCTTCATTTAACCCAGTTACATCACGCATCATTTGTAAATAGTAATTATAAGTTTGTATTAAACTTTGTATTTTACCACCTTTTGTGCTAGAGTTTATTTCAGTAACTGGTCTTATACCTCTATTCATATCACCATCTTGCGTCATTGATCTACCAATAACACTACCAGTTTGGAAATACATATTTAAAGCTTCTTGCGGGTTATAGTTTGTACCATTACCTAAATCTATTTCAGCTAAAGCATCTGCATCTAAATAAACACCGTCTGGTACCATTTTAGACATTACTTGTTGAAGTTTTAAGTGTGTAAGCTGTATCATATCTGCAAAACCAGTTATGCGGCTTACTAAACTTTCAATACGACCCTCATACATACGTGGTGCACACATACTATAACTCATTACTGCTTTAGTAGTATCAGCTTTAGGTCTTATCATATTTTTCTTTAACTCCCATTTTAAAACTTTATTTGAACCACTACCTAATATTTTAGCGCCTTCATATATAACTTCAATAACTCTTTCTACCTTTTCAAAATCTTCATTTTTAGGAGGATTAAAACCACCGTCTTTTTTAATAGCTCTTTGACCACCTGTAGCTGTATTTTTTACTTTATAAACCTCACTCATATAAGTTTTATATTCAAAATATAAAACACTTATAGAGTTATTATCATCTCCTTTTTTATTAACAACTGTGTTTTTACCATAAGAGGCAGAGCTTGTTCTATATTGCTCTATCTCTTCATCTGTTAATTCAGGAAATTGTTTTTTAAGTTCGTTAGCATAAACATCTTTTACTTCACCTACATAATATATATCATCAAAATAAGGTGAGTCAGTGTAAGAATAAACTAAATCAGCTGGATCAACATATTCTATTTTAATACCTTCTGACTTATTAAATGAGTTTTTTATAGCACCAATACCTAAAGTAACTAAATCATGATTTACTCTTTTAGATACATACTCATACTTATTAGCATCTAACACGCTATTAATAGCTTCTTCCTCAGCTATTTCAATACTTTGCTTATAATCAAGCTGCATGTGTAGCTGTAATTCTTCGTTAGACTGTGGTAGTTTTGACTGATCAGTTTTATACATGTCTATACCAAATTGTTGAGAAACTTGATCGTTAAAACCTTTAGCCTGCATATCTGATACTATATTTTGAACATAATCAGTTCTTTCTTTTATAGCAGCTGGATCTTGTGAGTATGCTTTAATATCGTAAGATCTATCAGCCATACCATTTACAACTATATCTACAAATTTAGGTATAATAGGAACAGGCTTCCAGTCTAAATTAAGATATGATAAATCACCGTTAATAGATAATTCATCTTTGTATTTTTTAATTGACTGCTCGCCTCTTGCATATAGTCTTAACGCGTGAAAAGATTCTTTAAAAGTTGAATACCTATTTGAGTTTTCATTATTACTAAACCACTCGTGCTCAATAGCTGAACCAACTTTAGCGCCATATTCAGCGCTCATCTTTTCTTCATCACTAACAGCTTGGCTAGGAAAAGAGGTTTTAATACCTTTTTTAATCATCTTTAAATTATTTGAGATCTCACTCCTTGGTTATTATATTTTTTAATACCAAGATTAATTGATTTTATTTTTCTTTCTTGTATTGGTTTATAAAGGTTTTTGTTACAAGCCATTAAAGCTAAACCAGAACTTATTGACGCATCAAACTTAGTTCTATTGTTTATATCAAACTTAGCCCAGTCTTCTAATGTTCTTTGAAAATACATATCACCGTAACTATCACCCAATTGTCCTACGTGGTTTTCAATATAACTTTCTATAGCCGCAGCATGTGCTTGTTTAATATCTTCACTTGAGTTTGGTATACCACCTATTTCTTTTTCTGTAACTGATAATTTATTCCAAACTTTATCAGGTCTATTCATAGAATATCCTCTATAACCTCTACGTTTTAGATAATATAAAAGTCTAGGTTTATTATTTTCAGCAAGTATTGGCATACCATAAAACACGCAAGCCATTAATACATCTTCAAAAAATATTTCAGCTGTTTGAGGTCTAGCTACATATTCTAAAAAAACTCTATTTGGTGGGGCATTTTCCATGCTAAACTTAGTTACACCATGTAAAGCTCCATTTGAACCTAATCTATCAACAGTACCTGATATATCATAACTATCACAACCAAAAGCACCTACATGTTCGTTACCAGGAAACTTAACACCGTTTTTAAGTATTATTCTGTTTTGCATATTAACCTCAGGTATCCAGCTTATTTTAAATCTACCATTTTTATTAGGCATAAACTCTACTGTTGTGTCTTTGACACCATTACGCCACTGAAAACTACCTTGAGTTACAAGACCAGACATTTTAACTTCTTCGTTGTAATCTATTTGCTCATATATTTTTGTTAAGTTAAATAAACTTTGTTTTGTTTCATCTCTAAAAGCATGTTGCTCTGTTCTTGGAAACTGTCTATAAAACTCATTTAAAGCATCTTGATCGTTTTTTAATCCATCAACTTCATTATTCCAATAATCAATTACTCCATTTTTAATTTCATCTCCATATGGTCCAAAAACTTTTTCTCTTGGATCTTGGAATACAGGTAATCCATAAGAATCAATGTATCCCTCGTAGTTCCATTCCATAGGTATGAACAAACTATATAGTCCTGAGCGAGTCTGTCCATTGCGGTTTCTTTTTGTAACATCTGAATCATAGTATAACTTTTTAAAGTTGTCGCCACCTTTATCCAACGCGTTTGATGTTGAGCCCATCATACATTTTCCAACTATTCTACTACCTAGTCTTAATGTGGTTTTCGTGACCCTCCAGTTGTTGAGGATGTTGTTCGGACGCTCCCATTTCCCCGACTCATCATGTACGAGGAGCTTGAGTTTCTCACCGTCGTAGGAGTTATCACCTGTATTCTTCCAGTCGATGGTGGTGTCCAGTCCCTTGAGATCCTGTAAGGCTTCATCGGTGGTGGAGGCGGTAAGTTTACGACGGGTGTACTTGGTGGCTGGGACACGGTAGGCAAGCTCGGTCTTTGGACGGTCCATTCCGTCCTGGGTCGGTTTGAAAAAGAAGGGGTAATTAACCGATATGGGTACCACCTTATCTGTGAACATGGACTTCGCATCAGGTCCAGACTTGGATAATATACCATACCTGGAGTCACTTGATATGGTTGCCAAGTTAACCACCTCTCCTGAGGCCATAAAAGAAAACCCGGACCGCCTATTCTTAAGGTAACACATCCCAAAGGATCGTGAATCTGCCTT